CAAGGCAGCAGTTTTCTCTGGACGCCCAAAATTGACTCGCAAAACGGGTTCGTCAGGCCCGCACAGACTCGCAACAAAGTGGCACTTCCACCGGCTGCGAGCGAGTGTGTTGCATTACACCGAAGCGCTCGGTAGACACGCATGCTAACCACATGAGGTTTGCCCTTGAAATGTGTAAGACCAGTCGGGCAACTGGAATAGGCCCTTACTTAGAGAGCCCTAAGCACGCCGATGACGTCCACGGCGAGCCGCCCAAATGGGCCCCGTCGGGAATGGCTGCGGCCAAACCCAGAGAGGACCCATAAGGTCGGAGACCCAAGGCTCGGGGTGAGCGTATGAGTCATAATACTTATGCCACACGTCAGGAAAACGAATTCCTGGGGGATCCAGTGGCATAAGCGCAGAGAGCCCATCAAGGTAGGACTCAACGCGTCTTTGTGTGTCGATCGAAATACCGAATTGCCGCTCAACCAGCATCCTGGTCAACAAACCCGGTTCCCTGGCCGGGATGCGACCTTCAGCTGCAGCACTTCGATATTGTTCGCGGTCCCACATGGAAATGGAACGTTCGTTTTCGACAAACGACCGAACGTCGTAACCGCGGGTGACTCGAAGACCATATTGTGCGAGGCTGGAAATGACTGGACACCCTGGATATTGATGGGCGTAGGACAAGGACTTGCACCGGAGCAAGGCCATCCGGCGACGATGCGACGATCGAACATAAGCAGACATCGCCCAACCAAAACTAGCAAGAGCCTCAACGGGATCTGACACGTTGATGAGCTCTTTTGGGTCGAACATCAGTCCACAAAATGACGATTCCGCAATCGAGTCGCGGACAGCCAGCTTGATATTGAAACCAAGCTTCCTGAAATCCTCAGAACTTGGCGGCACCCCGAATCCCGTCGCCAAGCAGTCATCTCCCTCCACAACACAGCGAACGTCTGTGAACCCAACGGTTTGGCAGACGTACAACATCAACATCAGATTGGCAAAACCATTCCCCAAAGAAGTGTTCATCTCTCCGGACATGCGTGTGGCGCGAATGTTGACGAAGAAATGCTTGAAGACACAGTGATTCCAACCTGCGATGACGTCTCGCATGAGACCCATGAACTCTTCGTGTTCGGGGAGGTAGCGCGTCATGTGATCATACAAAATGAATTCACATGCTTCAAAAAACTCATCAGTGAAATGAGTTTCGAAGGCGGTGTAGTCAGTCTCTACAACCAGCGCGCCAATTCGATCAAGAAGTTTCGATATGTACATGGGACGCTTATTCACAGGAATCTTCTTGATAAAATAGTCCAACTTGTAGACTTCCTCCTCGATGAGTCTGAAGATGGGCCCGACGGCACATTTGAACTCGTCGGTGCGAGAGTTAATCCCCCTCGCATGCTTGTATTCGAGATACGTTTCATCTTTAACGAAAGACTTTACTCGAAAGTGTCTCTCGGTCAGTTTCCCATTCATTGCGTGCCACTTCTCACGCAATTCCGATTTGCGCCAAGCGGGATACGGGCACTTTTCAAGCCAAGCATCAACGCTGGTGTCAGAATCGGGGGATAGAGGTTTGAAATGTTCTCGAACAAACTTGCGAACGAAGTCAGAGAAATCGGCGAGGTTGAGTCGATCGCCGTTCTCCGGTCGACGTTTGACAGGGTCGGGTGGCCGTCGAGCGAATCGCTTGCGGACGCCGGCAGCGGCCGTGGGAGGGTGTGACATATCGGGATGGGGACAGGCGACTCCAACCGAATGGCAACCCAAGGAAATTTGTGCAGGAGGGCGAATCGACAAGGGCACTTCCCTCGTCGGTGTGATTTCGACACCTTCCTTGATTTCCTCGGGGATCGGCAGAGGCACCTCCCCAACTCGATAGCCATACGCTACCACGGCCGTGACCCTCAGACGGCGTCCGAACGAGGGATCACAGCATACTCATGGTAACGCTGCCATCCATCGTTGAAGATTGCGAAAGCGAACTCGACGGTTTGCTGAAGTTGATGATCCATCAAATAGTCAAATCGATCAAAATTCACCATGTGTGTTCGACGAATGAGTTGCTCGAACTGGGCGAAAGCTTCAGCAGGTGTCTGACGAACATCCATCGCTCCACCCTGGGCGATTTGCGCAGCAAGTTCGAAAGAGGGGTTGATGGTACGGATCGGCTCTTCTGGCCCAAGAGAGAAACGGGAGACTGCCCCAAGTCCCCAAACAACTTCAACTTCTTGTTGAGCAGTGACGGCGACGACAGCAGGCCTGTCATCAGCAAGCTCAACATCGCCCGTTCCCATCATGCGCGGGCGAACATCGGGGCGCTCTTCACCACTCTGAGCCACCTCGAGGATCGTGTATCTCCAAATCAAGCTGAAGTTTATAGACTTGATGAGGAACAACTTCACGAGAGCCATGGCAATCGCGAAGAAAATGTAGCCCTTGACAGGTCGAAGGGAGGGCGCTCTGCCCTTCCACCAATCGACAAGGGTGGCGAAGCCTGATCCAACAACTCCGCCAATGAGGGTCGAAAGTACAAAAAGTCGTCCTCGTGGGCCAACCAAAAAGTTGAACAAATTCACAAGAAAACGGCGCCACAAGAACGACATGTTATTCACAACTTGTACAGGCGAAACGTCAAAACCAGAACGATACGCTATCGTTCTGTTTTGAACAAACCCTCTCAAAACGCCCACTGCATGCACACGCGCCAAAACCGCATCGTTCCGATTCCTGAAATCCGCCCTGACGAACCCTTGTTCGTCAGGTGGATGACGGGGATGGACGACACGAGCAATGGTCACGTCGTCGTGGGCATGCCGCTCTGCCACTGCGGCAAGTGCGTTGGCCGGCTGGTCATCGTCTGCACCATCATCATCGGCGGCATCATCTTCTTCGGTTTCACTGCCGCTCGAGGAAGAAGGCTCGTTCGCCTCCTCCTCCCTCTGAGCGCGCAGCTCTGCCAAAGCGTCACGATTTCCGGCGACTTCCTGGCGGAGACGCTGAATCTCTGCGGTCAACTCATCCGCTCCACGCGGCAGTCTGTTGTCGGGGCAATTCCTTCGAATATGGCCCTCGCGTCCACACAGATTGCACGTCCTTGGGCGGGCTTCGCCGGAGGCTTTTCCGTCACCGGAGTTGCGGGCGGGGCAGTCCCGGGCCACGTGCCCGGGCTCATGACACCACCAACATTCTCCTCGGGGTCCCTCCTGGCGGCGGTCGCTTGGCGACCGACGGCGCGAGTCTCGCCGATTCCGGTTTTGGGAACCGTGGTCCCGTCTGTCTTCCCGGGCATTTGACTCCCGGGGTCGAACGTGGGCCGAAGAAGGTGTTCGCCTTCGGCGCTCAGATCGCCTCGTCGTTTCAGAGACGGCCGTTTTACGGGCCTTTTCACCAGTGCGTCGCGGACTACCGCTTGGCAATCGAGGTGCCTCGTCATTTGGACTGAGACGCAAAGCGTCGGAAGCGGGCTTTTCACCGCCCGACATCCCAACCTCATTCGCGTTGGGACGCCCTGACGTCACAGATTGCTCCATGACACAGTAGGAAAAATTAAAT